AGGGTCAAAAAAAACATTTGTTCCTTGGTGTTAGGACTAGTGCAGCAGAAGGAACTTCTGCTCCACGAATGTCAAAAAAAGACAAAAAAACAAAAAAAAGACTTTACAAATCATGTTTTAAATGTTTACAAATACGTATGGGGTGACACAAGAGTCTCAAATTGATCATAATATATATTATCGGCCATTTGGACACTTGCCCCTTCTAAAAAAGAAGGAGTAAAAATTGCAATTACTACTAATACAACAAATCCTAAAACCAGTAATCACTAGATTTGGTACGATACTTGGATCGTCGCTTGCCGGCGCAGGTGTTGCTGTTGGCTACACAGAAAGTATCGTATTGGGATTTACGGCACTAGCCGGAGTAGCGATCGATCTCATAACTAGGAGATGGATTAAATGAAATTAAAAGACATCATAATAGCAACGGTAGCCGGATTAATAATGGGATTAGCATTATTTTCCGATGTCTTATTAAATACGGGAGTAATATAATATGTGGGGACAATTAGCCGCCGCAACAATTGGCGCATTGGGCGCACGTAAAACAGCAAAAGCTATGCAAGGAGCAAATGATTTAGATTTAGCTAAATTAAGACGCGAAGCAGAGCAAAATGGATTTAATCCATTAACAGTATTACGAGCTACAGGCGGACAAGGTAGTACAAAAGGTGCATCTGGCGGTTTAGCCAGTGGGGCATTTTTTCAAACATTTGCACAAGGAATACCAAATATCCTTGAAGCAAATTACAACAAAAAAATGAAACAAGCACAGCTATTAAATATAAACGCAAGTACACAAAATATGTTAGCTAGCGCAAAATCAATGCAAAATGAACGTGGGCGTGATGATGTACCATTATTGGTAACAGCATACGATCCAACCGGAAAATTAGCAGATTTTTTAATACCAAACCCAGAAGTGTTAGAATTTTCACCATCAGAGTTTGGCGCATCATTAAGTGCAATAGCCGCAAGTTTTGCAATGCAAAACAATATAACTAAGGCAGAAGCAAAAGATATATTGATGTCTATATATGAAAATAGAAAAAGCAATATAGCAAAAAAACAAAAGCCAAAATTAGAAAAAGGAGTTGGTGACGACTGGAAACCAAATCCAATGCCAAGTTTTTTAGACAGAGTTAAACAAAATTATCAACAAAAAGGCATGACATTAGATTTTAGACATATGGCAAATTAAATGTGCGCCAAGTGTAAAAAAATACGAAAAATTATAACCAAAATCATTGCAAGGAGAAAACGCAAATGAGAATGACTGAAATGATACCAAATTCACCTATTGCAGTACAGAAAAGTGTACGTAGTGCAAAAGGCCGAGTTTTAACATCGGGTGATGCAGGTAAAATCCTGCCACTTAAATATGAATGGTTGCACCGCGAGGATGGAGTTCGAAGCGGTAAAGTTAGAGTTAACGTTGAAATGATGGAAACATCAGAAATGTTAATGAACGGTGTTGGCGTAACACTTTACGCACATTATGTACCAATGTTAGCATTTGACCGTTTTAACGGTTCAATGGACGAATTAAACCGTTCATATAAAAAAGAAAATGGCGCTGCAGGAAGTGTAGTACCATTTTTTGAAAGTAATAAATATTGGAATATAGATACACAAACAGTAGGTTCGGGATCATCTGCTACTGCTTGGGATAATGAATCAGTATATGGTATTGGGACATTTTATCAAACACTTGGTATACATACTGAAGCAACAAATTTAAATTCAACACTAGTTGAAGCATATAACGCAATTGTTAATCATAGACGCAAAGCAAGGTCTAAATCGTTACCATTAAGAAACGCATATGACCACACATTAGCTGACGCGTTTTGGATTAATAATGGAATGCAAAATATTGTTCCTGATTACGATCAATCATTAATTGACGGACAAGTAAGTCTTGCTGGTTTGACATTTCAAGCACCAATTAAAGCTCCACGTGCAACAAATTATAATTTGTCACGTGATGCAGATGGTAATTCAGGACATGCATTAACAGGTTCAGCATGGTCACCTGCAATGACAGGAACAGAAATTATTGACGAAGGCGATATGTTCTTATTTGACGAAATGTATGCTGAGTTAACAACAGGCGGAAACGCAACAATGTCATTGGCTGACATTGAGCAAGCACGTAAAACAGCGGCATTTGCTAAGTTAAGGGCAAAGTACGATGGAATAGACGACGAACATGTGATTGATTTGCTTATGTCTGGAATTAGAGTTCCTGAAGAAGCATTAAAACAACCAATTTTATTGGGTCGTCAACGTGCAATGATAGGATTTAACCAACGTTATGCAACAGATGGCGCAAACTTGGATAAGTCAGCAACAAACGGTATGGCAACAATTGATATGAATATAAGAACACCTGGAAACATGAACACAGGTGGAATTATAATGATTTGTGCCGAGATTGTTCCGGAACAATTATGGGAACGTAAGAAAGACTATTTCTTATACACAACAGACCCAGATACGTTACCTAACTATTTGTCTGATGTATTAGACCCAGAAAAAGTGGCAGTAGTAAAAAATGACCACGCAGACGTCAATCACGCAACACCAGATGGTACATTCGGTTATGCACCACTTAACCATCAATGGGCCAGAGATGCTGTAAACGTCGGCGGGAAATATTACAGACCTGCAAATGACGCATTTGACGAAGATCGCGCAAAAATATGGACAGCTGAAAGTACAAATCCAACATTAAATGAAGACTTTTATTTATGTTCAGGTTTGCACAAAAAAGTATTTGCTGATCAGGTAAGCGACAGTTTTGAAATCACATGTCTTACAGATATGTCGATTGTAGGAAACACCGTATTCGGTGCAGGACTACAAGAAACTGACGCAACAAGCGATTACGACACAATTACTTCTCAAGTTGATTCCTCACGTATCGAGAAGTGATAAAAAGCAGGGGAGTCCTCCCCTCCCCTGCTCATTTTAAAAAGGAAAATAGAAAATGAATAGAATAAAACACGGCAACGTAAATAAGTGGACATCTACAAAAGCAGGACAAGTGATTGAGTTTGCATCAAGCAAACCAAGACACGTAAAGTTTGAAATTACAGCTAATTCAAATATTGAAATTTGGGTCGCAGATAATAACAAAATGTCTGACGCCGTATTGGTGGGCACATCAAACGGAAAAACCGAAATACAATATACAGCTCCTGCAACAACATTTGTGCAAATAAAAGCTGAGAAAACAGCTGATGTATTTGTAAATATACCAGATTTGGA